ATCTACAGTTACAGTGCTATTGGTACCATTCGGATCAAAAGTTCCGCTAGAATCTTTATTATATATGACAGTTGCAGGGCTTGCTGTTAAAGTTACTGCAATTCCATCTTTTCCGTCTTGTCGTATCTGTTGAAGAACAGGAGCTGACCAAGTAAGAGTTGCACCGGTATTCGTTGCCCCTCCACTTGCGGTTCCAAGAATAACGTATAGCTTATCTCCATGATTAGCAAGACTCGGTTGAGTTTGACTCCAGCCTGAGGGCACTGCAAAAGTATTGTTTGTAAAATTCCAAGTGGTAGCACTGGGAGTGGTTGCAGGATTCCAAGCATTTGGCGCACTTGCAAGAAGAACTCTGTAAGCAAAAACTTCTACAAATGCCTCTCCTTCTACTTTAGTAGGAGGGCCCCAAGTATAGTTTGTTTGTCCGGATTCTTTTTCTCCAATTGACATCCATAAAGGCGCAGTTCCTGCAGGGGCATTAGTAGACCAACCAGTAGGAGTATTTGCAGAGGGAGAAGGAGTATCTGGAGGATCATCATTTGATCGTTTAAATATTGCATCAATCGCATCACCAGCTTCTCCATCAATTCTTTGAGCAAATATAAAAGCGTCGCTCCAAGTAATTGAAACAGTTCCATCAGCTGAACCTGTAACCAATGCTCTTGCTGCATAAATAGTTTGACCTGATGCAGTAAAAGTAGGAACAGTAAGACTCCAGTTATTATCATTTATTGTTAAAGTTGAGTCACTAAATTTAAAAGTAGACCCTGTTGGAACATTCGGTGCTGCCCCTGTTTGAACATTTGCTGTATAAATTACTAATTCAGCTGCACTTTGTGCAGTAATTCGAAAAGGAGTACCCCAGTTGTATGCGGTTGAACCAGATGAAAGTTGACCTTTTGAAGCGTACAAAATATCTGTTCCGGTGGGTATGTCGTCTGACCAAGTATAAGTATTTCCTCCAGATGTAAATTGATTTGGTAAGCTATTTGAGCCTAATGCAACTACATCACTTGCAGGAACGCTAACCGGAACTTTTACAAAAGCAAAATTAACAATATTACCAACTGCTCCTGCTTTAGACTTTGATAAACTTTGAACAGTTTTTAAATCTATATGATTGCCTGAGCCCGTTCCCAGTCGAATAGTCGTTGTTATTTGTTCATCGTCCCCACCAAATACTTGAGGATTAGCAGTAGGAACCCCTACATTTCCAATAGAAACAATATTATTAGAAATTCCTGTAATAGTTCCTGCAGTAAACTCACTTGTTGTAGGTATAGCACTTACAATATACCACTGACCTTTTTCAAGAACTCCATTTGCAGCTAATCCATTCTGACCATCTGTTTTGCCTTCAGAACCGCTTGTATTTCCTACATAGGTGCCTACTATTCCCCCTAAAATAACTTCTAGTGTTGTTGCTGAATTTGGAATTCCATTCGTTATAGTAAACTCCCCTGCGTTATTTGTTGAATAAGCATGAGACGCATTTGAATTAACAACTACAGGGCCTGAGTCTCCTGCAGGGATATGAGCAATAGTAAGAGCATCAATGGCTTCAACTGTAGGAGTAGGTGTTTGACTACTTTGATTCCAGTTTTCTGGTTTTTCCGCTACATGTACTTCAAAAACTTTGGTTGCAATACTTCCAATTTGGGATGGAACACTATAATTTTGTTCTTGAGTATTAAATCCTGGCTGAGCAGGTATTGAAGTAGACTCTCCAGAAGGATCAAGATAATCTCCGTTATTGAGAGCAGTACCATCTTCGAAAAACTTAAAAAGTGGATCAGAAAAATTTCTTGCAACCGCAGTAAGTTTTATAGTGCCAGAGGTAGTTGAGGTAAATCTTGGATTAGCTCCAAGAGTATCGTAAAGTATAGAATAGTCTTCTGAAGTGAAGTTAACTACTCGACCAGAGGCGCCAGAGGCTCCGTCTTTAATTCTTAGAATATCTCCAGACCCAACGGCATTTATTCCAGCATTGCTATTTTCTCTAACTTCTGCAGTAATTATAATTGGAGTTCCATCTCCATAGGCTATACTACTATCAGAATTAATGGTAAATTCTTTTTCATTTCCTCCAACAGAGTCCGGGCCAACAAAAGTTGTTGAAACTGCATTAGCAACCCCCTGAGTATTACTTACATCGAGATTAGTACCACTAGTTATATTACTAATTCTGAATTTAGGATCTGTGAATCCAATTGCTTTAACTTTTACTTTAACACTTGTAAATTCAGTTTCTTGAGTAAGTGAGCCATCAGGTTCTGTAGAATACTGAATAGCAGATATTTCTGGTTCTACAGTACAAAGCTTACCTGCAGTAAGACTCTCATTAAGTTGAATGAAGGTTTCTAAAGCAAAGTCATTAGTAGCTACATTATTTACTACACTTCTAGTTGTATGCTTAACTCTTCCATAAACTGCATCATCTATATAGTCGGGTCTATAGTTTGCCCTACTAACAGCTACGTTAGTAAGCGCTGTTGTGAAAGCTCTATCTAAAATAAAAGTAGTATCATTTACTCTTCCTATGACTCTTGCAGCTTGTACCGATATTTTTCTAAACCACCCTCTAGGAGTGCTTGCAACAGTATCTGTAATTGTATCTGACTGTACTTTTTCTGTTAGCGCTTCATCGAAGAAAAGGCCAACTATAGTGGGACTTACTACTTGAACATAAAACTGTCCATAGGTTAATCCTGTTACAGGATTATATGTTTGGTTTGCTTCACTACTTGTATTGTTTAAAACTTCTTCTACAATAATTTTATCGCCATTACTAAGTCCATGAGCCTCAGCTGATGTAAGTGTAGATGTCGCAACACTAGTAGAGCTAGCAACTGTTACAGAACTAATATAGTGTGCTTTTAGCGCTACGCTACCATCAAAACGAATTATATCTCTTAACTGAATAGCAGTTTCAGACTGACTATTGCTAGTTGTCATTACTGAAGATCTTGCCGGAACACTTACATTTCCACTAATTGCTGTCCAAGATTGTTGACTACCTCTCCAGCCACCTTGAGGTATTTGTCTATAAAAAGGCAATCCTTCTAAAGTATCTGTATCCCATAAAGCTAAACGAGTTGCTCCATCATAGTGTAAAAAATACCAAGTTAATAGATCAGAATAGTTACTATTCTCCATAGCAATTCTTTCTCTATTTAAAGTAGTAGAGATTCCTGATAAATCAATATCTGTACCTGTTGGAGATTTTAAAGTCGTAGCTACACTAGCAGCATTTGTTAAAGGACTTCCTAATGAGAATCCTACAGGTGATGGATTTACAAAACGTATTGCCTCAGGAAGTGAAGCGGTGATATCACTAGAATAACTTAAATCCGAGTTACTTTTTATGCCTTTTGGAAGTCCTCCAATCACTCTAGGAATATCTGAACCAAAAATATCAACAAGATCATAAGAGACTGAAGTAAAGTTTGAATAGTTTCCTTTCTTACTTACCGCACGAACTCTAAAAGTATAAAAATCATTTTTCAACCCCGTAAATGAATGAGACGTTCTAGTCCCTGTCATAATTGGTGAGTCTAAATCAGGAATATCATGATGAAGCTCATAATTATTAAGATAGCTATAGTTTATTAAAGTTGGAGTATTATTAGCTTGAAGTAAATTATTAAAAAGAGTAAATGAACTTTGAGGCACATCCCAAGATACTGTTATCTCCTCCCCCTCTCTTGTAGAATCGGAGTTTAAAATTATAAAAACATTTTCAGGGGCAGGAACTTCCTCGGGTTCTACATTATCTATAGTACTCTCAGGAATCGCGCCTAAGTAATAATCTTTATCAACTGCATCGTATTTTACATTAAAATATTCTGCTGCAGTAATTTCATATACATTTCCAGCGTCTTCGAGCCCTATACTTAATACTCTATATTCCTTTTTAGAACCTTCTAAATCTACTGTACCATCATTTGCCTTTAAAACCCAAACTGTGCCTGCAACAGGAATATCACTTACTGCATAGTTATTATCGCCTGCTATTGTAGCAACAGTAGGATTCGCAGTATTTAAAGTAACAGTTTTAGTAACAATATAAGAGTGAGGCTTCCAATCAAGTTCAATTGGAGTAGCCCCCGTAGAATCTAAGAAAGCAGAAGCTGCTTTAGCTTCAGTATCTATATAACCTAAAGCAAGAGTTTCACTTGGATCATTATCTTGATCTTGATCAAGAAAAACTCGATTTACAATTCGATCGCCACGATTATATGTTTTACCATCTATAGTAATACTATCAGTACCAATATAATATGCGGCACCACTTGTTACAAGAGTAGTAATTTCGTAAGTATTATTGGCATCAACTTCAATTTGTCGATCAAAAGTAATACTAGAAGCTGTAGCACTCTTTACTACTCCGCTGAAATCTACAGCATTTCTGTCTCTGTCTTGAACATTGATTATATCTCCAGGACGAAGAAATGCGCCTTGAAGTCCAGTTTTAAAACTTACAATCTCTTTCTGATTTTGGGCAGTCCAAAGTTTCCACTTACCATATCTATAAGCTTGACCTTCTGAAGTTGCCCCCATTGCAACAGCAGATTGAGAAATAATTCTATTATCTCTAACAATTGCTTCTCTATCCTCTACTACTAATGGTACGGGCTCATAATTATTATCAGGATCATTCCAAGTTACAACACATTGATTAATTCGTGTTTTTCGTCCTGAAGTTTCGTAAGCAAACTCTCCATCAACAACATTTGCTTTGGAAAAGTTAGCAACAGGTTCTCCCGGAACATCTTGAACTACTGTTAATTTACCATCAAGCCAATATAGCATACCTATAAAAACTGTAGCCATATCTTTTAAAACTTTATATACTTCGGTAGCTTTTGCTAAATAAATATTTGCCCTAAATCGAGGCTCAAGTATATCGTCTCCATTTGCATCTTTATTGCCAGAGGGTACTAGTTCATCGCAGTACTTAGCAACTCTAAATAATGAATATTTATCAATTATATCAGGAGAAATCCATTGTCCACACCCGTACCTATTATTTGTAATAATATCATAAAACACCCATGCCGGGTTATCTGTATAAAAAAGTTGATCTTTGAATTTTCCATTCCAAAACTTATCATATTTTGCTACTCCATCATCTGTTTCTTCTCTAGGAGTATATGCGTTTGGAATTCTTACTTTTAAGCCTCGAAGATGATAACTTCGAGAGGGCACATTGTTGTATGTCTGAGAAGAAAAGGTAATAGCAGCATGAGCAGTGTGCGGATAGTATAGCTTATCGTGTAAGGTGGAAGTTAAGTCTGCTCCAGCTACAGAAGACTCCGCTTGTAAAGACCAATCATCAGCACTTCCTTCTGTTGATCCGTCTGCTCTTACAGGACGACCGTTGGGACGACTTAATCTAATAATTCGAATATCAAAATCGTCAAAGGGTTTAAATCTATTTAATCCTATAGTGTGATCAAAAGAAACGGGCGCAGTTGTTTTAGCAGCATGAACTACTTGACCATTATTTTGATTTGCAAAAAGAGTTTTATAGGGAGTAAAAACTCCGCCTAGTTTAGTTCTAATTTGAAAAACATAAATTGCTCTACCCTGTTCTTTATCTCCATTTGTATTGTTATAGAGTATCAAAGAGCCATAGTTAATTCGTATACTTACTTCATCTATTTGAGTTCTACGAGCTGCTGATAGTCCAAAATTCGGACCTGAAGAAGGACCTGACGCAGGAATAACAATAGCTGCGCCCCCTTGATCATTATAATTCTGCCCAGTAGGATATCCTGCGGTATCATAAGCAGTAAAACCATCCGGCATAGGGCTAGTCTGAGGAATAGGTTTTGCACCACCACTTCCTACAATTGAAACTCCGGCGGATACTCCATTTACATCTTGTATAGGTACTTGATCTCCTGTGCCTCGTCGAAATTGAAGAGTGGATCCATTGTTTTTTGATATATTTGATGTAGATCCGGGAACAGTACTATCAAAAGTTACTTTATCTCGAATATAAAAGTTTACATTGGTTACATTGGCTCTATCAAAAGGGAAGTCCGAAAAAGTACTTGTAAAAGTAGTGCTAGAAGTTACATTTTGGATTTCTACTGCTTGATATAAACAAAGTGTAAATGTATCACTGTAATTTATATCTAAATTTCGTGCATTTTGTGCATAATATAAAGTTGCAGCAGTATCACTATTGGAGCCTACAATAATTTGAACTTCATATTGAGAGCCACCACTACTCTTTAAGACGCCAAACTGTAGTGAATTATTTACCGTTGACCAATCTTGTTGAATGTTGCTAAAAGCGCCACTAGCTGCTGTTACAGTCGAAATGGTAGCACCACCACCTACATTCATAGCCTGACTTACAGTAGTAAGAGTTAGAGAGGCTACTTCTATTATTGCTAGCTTTCCTACATCTACATCTCTTAATTCAAGTCCTGATACAGTATATGTTTTGGTAGTATCTCCAGTAGTAGTAAGAGTGGCCAATGCAGTAGCATTTGATTTAGTAAAAGAACCTACTGCCGATGAATTTTCAAATGGAATATTATCAACAAAAACAGAATTTTTTCCATCAACTAAACCATAAATAGGCCCTTCGCAAAGCATATCGACAAAACCAATATTTTGCTTTGACGATCCTATTCCTGCCATTTTCCCTACTGGGACAAACATTCCATGAAAATTCATATTATGATCCGCTCCAATCTGCAAAATCTTGTGAGTTGTTCGGATCTTTAATATGATCCGAAACAGCGTCACCACCCCCAGAGCTGTAACCACCAGGATCGTAAGGCTCTACCGAGTCCGCTGCTGGCTGAGCAATATCTGTAAACCCTCTATTCTCATTTCTTACTGCAAAAGAAATGGGTCTTCCAGGAACTCGTAACTCTCCGTAAAGCACAGGTACTGGATCACCTTCTAATATTGTTTGCCCGGCTCCTTGGAAAAGATAACTTTCATCTTGTTGTACTGAATCATCTACCGAAGGATCAGGTGCCATCATTTCTTGCAATCCTGTCATTGCTAGATTTATTGCTACCATTGCCATAAATTTACCGAAACCAGTTAAAGTTGCTGCTGCAGCACCGGGTCCAGATCCAAGTAAAAAAGCTTCTCGTAATCCAGGGGTCATTAAAATAACAGCAATAACTACTGCTGCAATTATTTTTCCAATACCTCCTTTACTGCCCATAGGCATTGCAGAAATAATCATATCTCCTTCTTTATAGTTAAGAAGAAGTTCTTCTTCTCTTTGAATACCTTTACCATTTATTTGGCAAACAAAACCTATGCCTTTTTCATAGCATTCTGTAATATATTGACGAAAATCATCAAAGTTTGCATTTAAACAAGACATAACATCAGCAAAAGAGTTTACTTCCATTTCAAACTCTGAGCCAAATCTATCTGCTATTTCACCTTCTAAATATACTTTACGCAACATGACGATAAATTCCTACTAAATGCTGTATCCAAAAAGGATATAAGTTTTCTCTGCACGATAATCTATTTTCTGCATGATGAAAAAATATATCATTTCCTAAATATACGCCGCAATGATTTGCAACTTTTTGTTTAATTTTAAATATTAAAACATCATTTTTTTCGGGGGAATCCACTTTTTTATGATTCCAATTTTTAATATTTTCTTCTGTAAAATAATCTAAGTCATTATTCCACCAGTCATCTTCAAAGGGCTCTCTTGGTGGAATAAATATATTCTCTTTTTCTAGCCAGTCTCTCATCGCTTCAAAGCAATCTTTTATTCCAAATTCATACTCTCTGCCTACTAAAGGGTATGCTCTTTTTTTCGGCTCTACTATATTTAGTTCCATATCAGGATAACTAAAAATATAGTAAGGTATTCCTAGAGCATTACAACAATCTATATCATGCTGTGATGCTTCATTTGATGCATCTGGGTGATTATGAACAATTCCTAAAATATCCGCTTTACTTTTTATGTTTAAGTAGTCTTTTGATGATAGTACAAAATTTTCTGTTCCTTTTGCTAAATTTTCACAAGGAAACCACTGTCTTTTACCTTTTACAATACCAATTACACCACACGCTTCTCTAGGGTATTCTTTTTCAAAATGCTGTTGTATTTCTTCAATCATCGGAACTGCTTCGATCCTGGGAACCCTCCGAAAGGTAAATGCATTTGTTTATTGAAATCCGCATCTTCTACCCATTTATCACTACTATTTAATGCCGCGGCAGAGCTAATATCTGCATCTATAGTTATAGTAGTACTAGTTGCTGAGTCAATTGTTTTTGTTCCCGATAAAGCTGTGCGTAAGGTACCGCCTTGACTTACATAAATAACAACTTCATCTCCCTCTGCGAATGGATGAGCATTTTCAAAAGTAATAGTAGTTTTTGTATTATCTTCATTAACTGAAGCTATCGCTGTGAAATTTTTTACATCTTTTTGAAATCTTGCCTTACAAGAGTCTAAAACTTTTCCGCATACATCTATTCTTTTCCAGTATCTTCTAAATATTCTAGGATCTTTTGCTCCTGCCGTACCTTTCTTAGGAGAAGCAATTATAGCTTGCCAAATTTGTCTTTGCTCTGTACCACTTTCTTCTGTAAATACTTTATCATTCTCACTATAAGTTCCGCTGGTTAGATTATCCCAGTTTCCTAAAATTCCTGTTATTCTATTATTATTTATATCAATATAACCGCCTTGGTCTGCCGCAGTATAGCCCCAGCTACAGCCCCCTCCAAAACCTAAAGCTTTGCCTTGATACTGCCAAGAACAATATTTTCCTACAATTCTTCTTGCAGGTATTGTCACACCTTCAACATCCATCGGAGATGCTAGTTCAAAAGTTGCAATAATATTATTTTCAGAAGCAACTCTATCAACAAAATAGGTTTGACTAGGAAATTCTGGAGGATTTGCAGTATCTAAAGCAGACTGAAAAGCTCTCCTGTATACAACTTTTGTTCCGATCAAATCATCATTTGTTTCAAAAGGAAGAGTTAAATCACTATCATTTTTAATTGCTTGAACACCTACCATTTCTTTATCGCTGGCTGCTGTTTTTGTTAATGCAGGAATATTTGCAATAGCAAGACTAGGTCTCGCAATTGTACCTGAAGAAGCTACTTCTTGTCCGGTTAACTGAATAGGAATAGCATGATAATCATTTCCATCAAAAGTTACAGTTGCACTTCCTCCTTGCTCTAGTCCTGGAAATAAATGAAAAGTTCCTGTAGTATCACCCACACTTCTTGGATGCCCCGGAAGAGTAATATCAAAAAACTCTAATATAGGGTCATCTATTTCATTTAACTGTACTGTATCTATTACGTCTGTCATTAGGGTTCATACACTCTTTTAAAAGTTGCTGAAAGATTATGAACAGTTGTTTGTATATATGAAATACTGTAGTCTTCACAAGTTACTTTCATTTGAGTTTCTCCATCAAAGTCAGTGACTGTAAATGGAAAAGCTTTTGCAGCAAAACTGTCAAAAAATTTAGCTAATCTATTTATTTCTGTACTAGAACGATTTTTAAATGTTACTCTAAATATATCATCTTTTGGATTTATTCCGTGTCGTACTCTTTGAGAATACCCATCTCCAAATTGTGCGGTAAGTACACGCTGTGTTGTCTTTTTATTCAATCCTCGATCAATGGTAACTTTTAAGTCGGAAGATGGCTGAGTTACAGTAAGAACAGTATCATTAGAAATAGCAGTAGTTATATTATTATTTAAAGTAATTTTTTTATTGGCAGTATCTATAGAACTTATTGTTGAGTTAGAAGGAACATTAGTTCCTGATACTTTGTCTCCTACGAGAAATCCATCAGTTCTGTCTAAAGTTACTACTGCTTGTCCTGTTGCTGCTTCACCACTACTGTTTACAGTCGTAGAAATTGAGTCTGCAGGAATTGTCATTGTAAACTCTGCCATTATGCTACTCCCATTGGATTAAGAATACCGCCAGCTCGTTTTTGATTTATTAGTTCTCTTTGAACTGCTGCTGCAACCATTCGTCCTAAGTCTGCTCCTTGTTGTCCTGACTCTACTTCTGTAGATCCGTTTCCTTCTGAATCTACTGCGACATTTACAGTTACATTATTTTGTTGCATACCTCCACCAGGCATAGAGACAGGAATGGATTTTCCATCAGGAAGAGGAACTACTGCTTCATCATATCTTCCTTCTCCAATAAGACCAATAGTGGGTCTACGAGCTATACCTCCATTTGCATAGGCTGCGGATCTAAAACCGCCCTTTACTATTCCGCCATTTGCCAATCCAAAGAAAGACATGAAGCCACCACCCCCGCCGGCTCCAAAAATATTTCCAAAAAGATCTCCTAAACTTCCAAATATATCTGAGAATATTTGACCTCCAGACTCAAAAGCAGTGCCCAATTTTTTCATAAAGCCATCATCTGTATTTGTCTTAAATATGTCACTAAAATCCTGTAAGAAAGTAGGTATACTTCCTCCTACTTTTGCAGTTGTGTTACCTCCAATTTGTGGGCCAGGACCAGAACCAGTAGTAGCGGCAGTTGAAGTTCCGAAAAGTTTTTCCATGATACCCTTTTTCTCTCCTCCTCCATCTGTTCCACCACTATCTTTACCTGTTATCTTATCAAGAGGACTTACATTCTCTCCTTCTACTGCGGCTCGTACGATTTGACCGTGCCTTTCCGCAGCTTCTAACATACCTGCCTTAATTCTTTCTTCAGGAGTATCTTCTTTTATTCCGAAGATACCCTCCATTAAACCTTCTGTTGCTTGCTGAGCTAAAGTATCTGCTACTGCTCCAAGAGTCGATTGTGCAATTGCTACCATTGCATCACTAAGGCTACTTTCCTCTCCTTTTATTAAAGATGCCAAGTTTCCTTGAAAACTTGTTTCAAAAGCTTGTAAAGCCGCTTGCTGAATTTGAAACATTGCATCTTTTTGAAGCATAAGCTCTGCAGTTTGCTCTTTAGTTAGTCCGAGTTCCATAGCTGCTAACTCGATAGAGCGCAAACGAGCTGCATTTTGATCAAGAAGTAATTGCTGCTCGACTGATAAAGTTCCATCTATCTGAGCTTGTTTTGCGACTGCCAATGCTTCAGCATCTTCACCAATTAACTGATTTGCTTGTCGAATTTTTTCTGTTAATTCAAACTCTTTAACTTGACTTTTTACTATATCTGCTTCTAATTTTAAAGAATCTCGTAACAGTTTGGTTTTGCCCCGAGATGACTTTATCAAAGCAGTATCTACAGCAAGATTGTTTACAGCTACTTTCTGCTCAAGATTTGCTAAACTTTCTATAAGACTTTTTCGTTTTTCTAAAAAGGCTATTCTTTCTTTTTCCTGGTCAGTTAGTGCACGGCCTGTCGCATCTATTTTATATTGAGCAGCAATCTCTTTTAAAAGACCTAATTCCTGATTCATATTCATTAGAAGAACATCGTATTCCCCTAAAGGAAGGACTCTAGATTCTGCAGCAGCAATAGCTCTAGAATTTTCTCCTTGTATTCTTGTTAACTCACTTATAGAATGAGCTAAAGCTTCAACATTTGTTCTTTGCTGTAGCATTAAGTCTATGTCGACTTTTTGACCTTTTTCTAGAGCATCTAAAGAGGCGTTGTAGGCTTGTACAACTGAGCTTGCTTGAAATCTAGCATTTGTTATGCCTTCTAAAGCTTTTTTATCATCTAGTAGTAACTTTAGTGCATTTTCAGTATCTGTAAGCTCTTCTTTTTTCGCATCTAAGTAATCCTGCAAAGAAAATGTAGACTTTTTTCTTGTTTCTGCCAACTCAACATGTGCCTCGTTTTCTCGTTGCATTGCAGCTATACCTGCTGCGGGGTCCGGCACTGCCATAGCAAAAGTTTGATTAATTTGAGCCATTTCAGGAGAAGCCATTAGTTCAGCTCTTGGAAGATCTTTTTGTGCTTGTTCTATAACTCCGGTAATTTCTTTTTGAATACGAACTAGCTCTTCTGAACCTTTTAAGGTTTCTCCAAGTTTTTGAGTAGAGACATTTGAGAGTCTTTTTCCGTATGCCTCTACAGCCTTGTTTCCATCTTCAAAAGTATCATTTAAAATATTTTGAACTTGAATAAATTCATCAGTTTCTGTTGTAAGAGTTTCTACTTTACTTCTTAAATAATCATACTTAGGCCCTGCATCTTCTGCTTCCTTTCCAGAACGAAAAAAGGCTAAAGCAAGTGCGCCCAAACTAACTATCAAACCAATATAAGAAACGGCACTCAGAGCCATAGAAATTCCTGCTCCTGCCATTTGAGCACCCCGAACTAGTGAGGCAAATAAACCCGCCGATGCAGTTTTAATAGTTGCAAAGGAACCTTGTACACTAATTGCCATGGCCTTAAAGTGACCTTCCATCTTTTTTGTAGTTAGTTTATTTGCACGCTCCATTTCATTTAGAGTTTTATGTAAACTACCCCTAATAGTGGCGTCTTTTATTTTATATCCACGAGCTTCATTTTGTAGATTTTTACGAACTTGTGCAATTTGAGCATTAGATAATTGTTTGCCATCTTTTAACTTTTGAAGAAGACTATTTTTATTTGCTTGCACATCTTTTAGTCTTGTTTTTGCATTTTCTTGTACTTCTCTTCTTAGAGTTTGTTGCAGAGCTGCAGATTGTTTAACTTGTTCATCATTACTTAGAGCTTTCTTTAAAGATTTTTGAGCCTTTTCTGAAGCACCTTCTGCTTTTACTGCCATTTTATCCAAGGCGCCTCCAACTTTTTCAAGGCTGGGCAGTGCTGTTTTAATTACTTGGGCTGCAAAGGGAGCAAAGGCAAGAACAATAAGTTCTGGTATTTTTTGTAGAGTGGTAGCAATTGGGGTTAAAAAGTCTACTGCAACACTTCTTAGGTCGTTTACAATATCTTCAAATGCAGTAGAAAGTTGTGCAAACTCATTTGAGCTGCCTCCAGTCACTGCCAGCACCTTTCCATATTTTTCTTCGGCTTGAGTTAGTACTTCATTTGCGACTGCCTGACTTCTTTCAAACGCAGTCAGACTCTCTCTATTTCTACCTAGAGCATCTGCATAGTTTTGTGTTGCTGTCTCAAGACGAAGAATAATACCTAGTTCATCTAGTAATTCTGGTTCTGCTTTTGTAATACCTCGTACTAAACGATTAAAAGAATCAGTAAGATCTCTACCCAGAACAGTAGAAGCATCTTTTGCTGCTTTTGAAATATTGGTAATTTGAGTGGGGTCTAGACCTGCTGCGGTTCCAATTGCGGCCGCTTGAGCAGCATCTCTAAAACCTAACTGAGCATCTGTGGCTGCTTGTATATCTTTAGTTAAAGAACGAAGAGAAATACCTGTTGCAGAAGCATAAGCAGTTTGTCCGGTTTTTAATAGTTCAAGCTGTCCGGCATCTTTAAGAAAGTTGAAAGCAGCACTTACTGCAAAAACTTGAGCTGCTAAAGTAGCATACGCCGGGACAATACCTCCCGATATGCCTTGTGCCATTTTTGAAAAGTTTTTAGTTGTATTTGCAGAAGCCTGTGCAGCTCCCTTTAGATTTCTATCAGCAGTTCGGGCAGACTTTGAAGTTTGATCTAAGCCTGCTGCTGCTCGCTCGGCCTTATCTCCAACGATTTTGAGATTACCTTTTTCAGTAATCTTAATAGTTAAATTAATTTCGTTTGCCATTAGCCGCGAACATTATGGGTATAAGTTTTACCCCTTGCAGAGTTAGCTCGACGCTCTTCTGCTTTTCTCTTCTTTTCTGCTTCTTTAAACTTGTAATCTACAATAATATTTTCATATATTTTCATAATATGAAAAATTACGGGTCTTTCTATTGGTTCAATTTCATGTAACTTAAATATATATTCTAAGTTTGTCCAGTCTTTACCAAGATAGCTTCCTGACATGCCCTCCCAGCGATCTGATAAAAGTCCAAATATAAAAAATGCCACTTGAACTTCTGCTGGAAAAGTAGAAGTATCGAGCGGCATCTTGGCTGGATCTGGCTCCTCTCCTAGCTGTTCGCAGACAAGTAAATACTTATCCACATCTATATTAGAGGAGCCCTCTTTTACATAACGCTCAAGTAGCTGGGCTATTTCTGCTACTTGTTGTTGGTAAAATTTTCTAGATCACCTACGGTATCAGTAACCCACGTATCAAAATCATTTGCATTCTTCATAAGAAGTTCTGCATTTTCTTGATTAAACTGCAGTGTATCGTCGGGGTCCTGCTCAGAAATATCAACCAAAAGAAGCTCTTCTAGGTATCGAAATTTCAGTCCTTTCCACCCTTTAATAACTGCTTTACAATATTCTGATAAAAACTTATCTTCATCTAAAATCTCTTCGGGTTGCCGTGTCTTTTTACTAAACTTAGTCGTTAGACACTTTTTTCGAAGTTTAATTAGTTCTTCTCTGGCCAAGTAACACAGGCTTACCGACATACCGGGACAACCTGGAAAGTCAATATCTACTGTTTTACTTGGAGTCATAAGACTCGCTAATGAGACAGGTGTTTTTTCAGTCATACTTTTGTCCTTATTAAAAAGATATTATTGATTTATAGCAAATATTATAGCGAACGCCAGCATAAATGTCAAGAAATATTTTTACCACCTTATAAGAAAAAACCCGCCGAAGCGGGTTTTAGTATATTAAGGTAACTTATGCTACGGAGTTAGTCTCATCACCGTAGTAAGTAAGTCGGAACTCATCAGCCTTGTCAAAGTCACTAGTGTAAGCACCAAAATTAGTTTCTACTGAAATTACATCATCAATAGAGTGTGAAGGTACTTCGATATGACACTTAGGAATGGTTACATACAAACGAGGAGCATTCAAGACATTACCACCAATCTGGAACTCTACTCGGAAATCGTTAACAACCAAATCCAAACCAACACCTTCCTTACTAAGATCATTATAGAAATCAGTAGAAGTGCCCGCATTATTTGAAGTATTAAAAGTCAAATAACAAGTAAAGCTTCCTGTTACTGTACGACCACCTGTAACGTGCTCAATAGGCTTATTAACTTTACCCAGTTCTTCTGGTACAAGGAATGTGATATTATTTGAAACAGTTACATTACCTCCAGTAAGAGTTAGTGAATAAGTGCTGTTAAGACCATTAGTAGTACTATTATTATCAACTATTAATTGTGTAAGTCGATTTCGAATAAAAGTGGTTGTAGTATCTACTGCTTTTGTAATTGCTTGAGAGGATACTGTTGCATCAGTTGCAGTACCTGTTGCAGTAATATTTGTAGCTGCCGCATTAGTAGCACGAGAGGCCGAAGCAAGTGCTAAGTATAAACGACCATCCTCTGTTTTATTGTAAATAATTTCACCATGCTTAAGAGTACTTCCTTTTGCAGTTCCGCCCGCTGTAAACGCCTGAGCCGCAGTAGGAGCAGCTTGAGAAGTTGAAACAGAGTATACAAATCCTTGAGATTGCATATCCTCAATATTTGATGCAAAGCCGCTCCAGTTAATCGTTGCAATTCCATCTACATCAAAGTCAATAGATGCTTCATTAATTGCTGCACCTTCCAACTTATATATCATTGGATTGTCTGTATTTGTTTCCATTACAAAGTACAGATTACATGTTGCCATTACTGAACGGTTAGATTGTCCAAAATTAATTGAATTTGAATTTACATCTCCTTGAGAAACAGTTGCTCCAAAGGGAGAGTTTGAGTCTACATTCGTTGCTCGCAAAAATCCGGAACCAGAACTATCATCTACTGATGCGGCATCAAATGTAAAATTATTAGTTCCAGAGCCACCAAATACACTCTCAGGAATAGTGAAGGTATCATCTACATCATAGTTAGAGCCCCCAGAAAGAACTGTTACACTAGTAAGCCCGGTAGCAGTTACTACAATTGAAAATACTGCTCCAACTCCTTCACCATCTGAAAGAGTATAATCACTTTCATCAACCTGATAAGTTCCTGGCGTCATACCAGTGCCAGAGCCCGATGCTCCATCAATAGTAAGCAGTGCCCCAGCAGCAGAAGTTGTGCCATACTGGTCTGCACCCGCCATGAGTGCCCACAGCACTTCTTCTACTGCATGGTGTTCATCATCAGTGCTGTTATAATAAGGACGAACATACGAGCTAAAAGAGAACTCTGCTGGAGCAAGAGAGTCCGTAAACATTCGTCGGCCGCGACGGCTAATTCCGTCTGCACTTTGCATTTCTTGCAGTGTAATGTCTGACGAATTTGTAGTCTGCGAAAAGCTAAAGCCGTCCAACACTGGCACTTCCCACAGTTTAAAATCAAATTCGACGAACAGTTTACTGTCACGTGCGAAATATAATTGAGCTGCCATAGTTATCTCCTATGTCTTGAAAAGGCATGGACGTGAACTTTTGTTCGTGCCAGCATTTTCTAGTATCGAACCTCTACAAGAATTTCACCTACTCCTAGAGGATCTAATACACCTTCATCAGTATCGATACTGATAACTGTGATTTGTTGTGTATATTGTTCTAGTCCCATACGATCATAATATCGCAAACGACTATTATCTTCTAAAACTGTTTCGACGTCTTCTAATAGTTCATCAAGAGCCTCTACTGAATCCTCTTGATTTACATAACATCGAATACTAAGATTTAAAAATCTATCTTTGTACCCGCCACCTTGATATTGACGAGACTCAGAGCCTGCATTTATATGCACTGCTGGGAACTCTTCCACTTCATCCCAGAATTTAAGACGAGGACTTACTTCAGCAACTGCTGTATGAAAAATTCCTCGTCCATCAATTAAAGCAATTTCATCAGCTAAAGCTTTGGTAATAGCAGATCGGCGACTGGTATACTGCCTGTTTCTGTCTGCCATTATACTCTCCTAGTATAGAATCTTGCTACTGCCATTTGTGCTGCTAATTCTCGTATTGATACGTCAATTACGCGTCTTGGATCTCTTTCAGGTGTTGCCCATCGAGGGTTTCCACTTGTCATTTCAAAAACTTGGTAAGGCTCCCTTTCATAAGTATAACCAAAGCTAGGGAATCCTTTTCGAGTGGTCATAACATCTGTTAATCTTACGCTATTAGCAAATCTGCCACTTCTATTTACTAGTCCTGGCTCTCCCATATTCTTTTCTACTGTTTGTGGCAATTTTTGATTTATCATTGCCATTACAGAAAACATACTTTGACTTCTTTTATTGTCCTTTTCCGGACGTAAACTCTTTTTCTTAAACGGAAGTTTTTTTGGTTTTCTCCCGGGTTTAACTGAGGGATCTATAGCTTTCTTTTCTCTTTCCCTTCCCTTTTTGATTTCAGTATCTTCTGAAGTAACCTTTAATGTTTTTCGAGACTTGAAAGGCTGTACTAATTTTTTTACTGTTCTTTTTCTGTTTGCTTCTACAATACTGTCAGAACCTTCTAAATTTGGAATATCTAACTTTTCGAGTGCTTTTCTAAGACTTTTGCGTAAATCTTTTTCTTCTCCTCCGCCTGCGATTACATTTAAAACTTGGCTTCGAATAGTAACAGTCACTCTTTCTGTTTTTGTATCTTTATATATGTCTAATACTGCTCCAAGTCCTAAGTCTTCTAAAGTATTTCTCATATCATCTGAGAGCACTTCATCTTCAAAAGTATCAACTAAAGCATTATATACAGCGTCATTAATAAAATGCTCAACGTTACTTCCTTCTATATGTTCTAAGTTAAACGCTTGTCCCGCTTTTTGAACTACTCTTTGCTTAGTAGGATCGCTTGTGCTTGGCCTTGTGAGTGTTGGTTTTTCTAAAATATTTAAAAAATCTTGGTAAAAATCGTTTAAATGATTTTTATAAGTATTAAAAATTTTAGCGTAATTGTCTGTTTTAGCCCCTTGTCTATTTAAAGACTCATATACAATTGCTTCAACTCCCCCTCTAATTAGCTTAACTTCTACTTCTGGCCCTTGTAATCCTGAGAAAGCCGTACGAATATTTTTAGTTAGTTTAGTTATTAAAGGTTTTGTATCTTTTAGTACTTGCTGTACTTTATCTTTCTGATCTTTATACTCATTTGAGCGAAGCAATAAGTTTCTTAGTGCAAATCTTATAGTATAGCTTCTATATACAAATTTGTGTGTTAGTCTATTAGCTACTGCTGTTCTATATACGTGAGAATCTTTACGCAACTCTTGATCAAGTTTTGTAAGAAAAGCTTTTAACTCAGCACTAGCCATTAAAAGTTCTTATACAAATCAAGTACGCGTTTTATATGATCTGGAAATGCCACATTATTACGCTGACTTGTGCTTGATTGATTTTGAATACTAGCGCCTGCAATAGAGCGTCGCTCTTTGTGTTCGTCTTTCAAGTAGTATGTAATCAAATCAAAAACTGCAAGTTGCAAATCAGAAGGTAGAGAAGCATACCCTGCTTTATACACTACACGAACTGATGCTGGGCCGCGAGCCCAGTTTTTATATCCTTGTCCTGTTGTTCGATACAGACAATCTGTCGACTCATCTAAAAAATATTCATGAGCCGCTGTAGTCAGAGTGGCATAGCTATGGCTATAAGTATCTCGCTCTTCTACAGAAACAATACTGACAATAGGACTTTCTGTCAATTGTATAAGATATGTATCCCAGTTTACAGTGACAGTTTCGGTTTTATTAGTTGAGTAGAAATCTACAAAACTATTTGCACAATAAGTTTTTACGAGTTGACTCACAGAGGGAATGAT